TCTTAGGACTTGTCAATGTGACTTGACAAGTCCTAAGAAATCGTGTAAAGTAGTATTAATTGATGCAGAAGTGTCAGGTTATGGAAAACAACAGATAAGGATGTTAAGTTGTGAATGAAAAGAATGTGAAAATGGTTAGTTGTTTAGCCTTGTTAGTAATTGGTTTATCTGGTTGCAGTAGAACATTAGAGGGAGCTAAAACAGATATCTTTGATACCCGTAAAGCAATATCTGATTTTGTTGCACCTTCTAGTAAACCAGTTAAAGTGGAAAAGAAAATTGATTAAAATTATTATTGGAATTGTAATCGGATTTATGTTGTGTAATTATTACCCATCAGTAGTTCCAATTGCAAAATATAAATTTCTTGAGTCAGGTGGCCCAAGAGATTCGTTGGTAAATACATTGAAGGAGATTAAATAATGAACGCCAAACTACTCGCAACCGTATCGGTGGTTGCACTCACTCTTGGCGCCTGTGGTGTCACAAGTCCTGTTTCAATGGTGGATACACCAGAGATTCGTTATAAAACTGCAAAGGTTGAAGCTGCTGTTTCTATTATACCGTCATGGTATAAGAAGATGCCTGAGAAGAAAGGTTCTATCTTTACAGTCGGTTCTGCTACTGCACCAGACTTACAGCTTGCTGTTGACATTGCCACGTTGAATGGTAAGGTTGTTCTTGCTGATCGTATCAACGGTAAACTTAAAGCTATGACTAAATCATGGATTGCAAAGTTTGGTCAATCTGATGTTGATGCTCGTGTCATGACAGAGATTGAAAAGGTTGCAAAGAATGTAATTGCAAATGTCGATGTTGCTGGTTATAGTCCAGTTGAGATAGACGTTTCTGCAGCTGGTACTCAGTATCGTGCATTTGTTCTTTTAGAGTATTCTGATAAGGAAGCATCTAAAATCATCTTCAATCGGTTACGTAAAGATCGTTTAGTATATTCTCGACTACGTTCAACAGAAGCGTGGAAAGAACTTGATAAAGAAGTTAATTCATCTGAGAAGAAAGATGAAGGCCAGTCACTACAAAATCTTGAAAAAGTAATCAAAAAGAATCGGATAGTGACAGTTGAAGAACCTTCTGCTTAGTAGTACTTTAGTTCTCTCTCTGAGTGGGTGTTTAGGTAGCGGGTTAATGCCCTCTGGTGTAAACCCCACTTTAGGGTGCAGTCCAATTACAGGATGTACATCTAAAGATTACTACATTCCTGGCCGTGGAGTATGGGCTCCTAAAAATAATGGAATAACCAAATCTACTATGGGTGCTGTTGCTGGTGCTGGTCTTGGTGCAATGATGGGAGCTGGAAGTGGCCCTATTACTGCTGCAGCATATTCTGTTGCTGGTCTTGTCGTTGGACATGAAATTGGAGCTCACTTTGATAAGGTAGATCAAATACACGCTACATTGCTGTTGAAACAAACCCTAAGTAGTAATAGTGATGGGCAGATGTCTAACTGGACAAATGAAAAAAAAGGGTTTAGTGTAACACAAGGCCCTGTTGCTACAAAAGGTAACTGTAGAGAATTTATATCTAATGTTGCTGTTGGAAAAGAATTTAGAAAATTGAGAGGTACTGCTTGTTTAGAAAATAAAGTTTGGGTTATGAAAAATGTTTATTAAAATAGCCCTTGACAAATCTTCTTTACTGTAGTATATTTATAATATGACAATGCATCTATTACCAGTTTATTTTAGTACAACCAGTACACGTAAACGCAAAAAATCCAAGAAATCAAAATCTCTATTAAAAGCAGAGATTGTTCACCAGAAGTTTCTTAAAAAAACTATTCGGGGTGTAGCGCAGTCTGGTAGCGCATTCGCTTTGGGAGCGAAGGGTCAGAGGTTCGAATCCTTTCACCCCGACCAACCCAATCTAGCACCACTTTCTAATGATATTCCTGTAGGGATAGCAAAGAAGAAAGAAGTGATGGATCACAATTTCACAATCGCACCAGCTTATAACAAGGGTGCATATCAAGTAATCAGTAAAAACAGTATAAAGGATATTGGAAGATGATTTTAGGTTTAACTATTTTAGGTGTAATCGCAACTGCTAACTTTACAGTTAGTTTGATTAAGTGGGTAATTTAAATGAGAGTAGAAGTTAGAGGCAATAATGTCGATAAAGCATTGAAGATTTTAAAAAAGAAACTTCAACAAGATGGTTTCTTTAATGAACTACGAGAACGTGAATATCACATGACTAAAGGTGAAAAGGGTAGGAGATCAAAAGCTGCTGCTATTCGTAGAGAATTAAAAACACAACAAAAACGTATGGAAGAACTTGGATTTTAATTAATGACACACGAAACAACAACAAGTACTCCTCTTAAAGAACATCAAGAGGTAGTATGGTATATTAAATGGGCTTCATCTATTATTCTTGTTATTGCAATGATTGCAACTACAAATAATTTATATCCATATAATATGGTTTTCCAATTTTTTGGTTGTTTAGGATGGTTGTGGGTTTCTATTATATGGAATGATAGAGCATTAATTGTTGTAAACTCTGTTGCTTGTGCAATATTCATCAATGGTTTTGTTATGTATTTTAAGGAATTTAAATAATGGATATTGATGAATATTATAACGCATCATACGAAGTTAAAGATAATTTTCTATCAGAAGTAGAGTTTGCAAAATTAGAAGAAGCAATTATGGGCCCAGAATTTAATTGGAACTATAGTTACAATGTTTCTGATGGTGGTGATTCTGAGAATGACATATATTTTATGCATTTATTTTATATAGGTTTAGGTTCAAAACCTAAAATAGATTTTCATGGAAATCCAATACCACCAGAAAAAAGTCCTTTCTATAAGTTTATAGAACCATTTCTAGAAAAACTTCCTGACTTTCAAACTTTAATAAGAGCAAAAGCAAATCTTTATGTTGCAAGAAAAAAATTAATTCATCATAAAGATCATATAGATATGGAGTTTTCACATAAAGGAGCTATATTATATATGAATGATAATGATGGATTTACTGTACTAGAAGATGGTACAGAGATTGAAAGTAAAGCAAATAGAGTATTACTTTTTGATCCAAGTAAGCCACATCATAGTACTTCATGTACTAAAGATAATCGTCGTGTAAATATTAACATCAACTACCTATAGAGGATAAGATGGCTAAAAAGAAAATTACTTCAGTTACAGATAATAGTAAGTGGGTTGCTCCTAAAACTAGGAAGAAACGTAAACCTATGTCTGATGAACAGAAGGTTGCAGCTGCAGCACGCCTTGTACTAGTACGAGAAAAACGTGCTGAGTTAAACCCTACTTATGGTAAAAGTAATATTCATGTGTCTTTACATGACTTACCAAAAGATCATAATTTACATCCTGATAAAATTAAGTTGTGGATGAAAACACAAAAAGAACTTGCTTCTGTTGAACGTGCTAGTGTTAAGAAAGACTTTAAAGGTGCATTAGCAAAACTTGCAAATCATGAAGGTTATATCAGACAGATGCAAAGTTACCTTAAACATGGTGATTGGGTGAGTAACTTTTATGGTGAATACCAAGATAAGAAAATTAAATGGAAGAATGTAGCACTTGCTTATTATTTTGAGGGGCCTATGAAGGGTCAACCAAAACGTGATGTTGGTACATTTTATCCAGACTTGGGTTTAGTATGGGAAAGTGGTATGGTAGAATGAACGAAGAAAAACCTTCAGCTGAAATCATAAAGGGCCCTTGGAAGAAAACAATCAATACTCCAACAGAAGACCAACTTATGAAAGCAGAGCAACTTGCATTTTGTGATGAAATTTCTCACAGCTGTTTGATGGCGATCATAACAATATTAGTTGAAAATGGTATAGATGCTACTGAAAAATCTTTTATTAAAGATATTACTTTTATAACGGAAGCAATTACAGCAACAATATTAAAATCAAATGATATGCACCACCCTTTACAAGTAATTATGGATATGACTACTGCTCTAGAAATAGACCCAGATAATACTCCTCATTGTGAAATGGATTATCATACTGTTGATGATATGATTGCAAGTTATAATTCTGTTATGGAGTCCCCTGATGATATTAGTTGATATGAACCAAATTTCTCTTGCAAGTATTATGATGCATATGCATATACAGAAAGAGTCAGATATTGATGAGAACATGGTAAGGCATATGATTCTCAGTTCACTAAAAATGTATCGTTCAAGATTTGTGTCTGAGTTTGGTGAGCTTGTTTTATGCTACGACTCAAGACATTATTGGAGGCGTGATTATTTTCCAGAGTATAAACACAGTCGTAAAAAAGGTAGAGAAAAAGATACTAAAAATTGGGATAGTATATTTAGTTGCCTTAACAAAATCAAAGAAGAGATAAAGAACAATATGCCATACAAGTTCTTAGAAGTGTATGGTGCAGAAGCTGATGATATTATTGCTGTTCTTTGTGCAGAATCTTCTGATGAAGTTATGATACTTTCTGGTGATAAAGATTTCATTCAGTTACAGAAATATCCAAATGTTAAACAGTACAGCCCTATCACCAAGAAAATGATAAATGGTTTTAATCCAGATGACTATTTAAAAGAACACGTATTGAAAGGTGATACAAGTGATGGTGTTCCTAATGTTCTTTCACCAGATAATTCTTTTGTAGATGGCATTCGACAGAAACCACTAAGTAAGAAGAAGATAGCTGCAATGGTAGATGGTAACTTTTCTAACGATGAAATCAAAAGAAACTTTCAAAGGAATAAAACTTTGATTGATTTAGGATGTATTCCAGAAGAGCTACGGTCAGAGATACTAGATACATATAAGGAAGCGCCAGAGAACAGTCGCAGTAAAATATTAAACTACTTTATAAAACAAAGACTAAAAACACTTACAGAATCCATAGGAGAATTTTAATAATGGAATTGTTAATATCAGAAATTTTAGACAAGGTTTCAAAAATCAAATCGAAGAAAGAAAAGGTAAGCTTTCTTCAACAAAATAATAGTGACTCGCTTCGCATGGTAATTAAATCTGCTTTTGATCCTAAGATTAAGTGGTTATTACCAGAGGGCGATGTTCCATATGCACGTAATGATGCTCCAGAAGGAACAGAACATTCTGTTCTTGCATATGAGTCTCGTAAACTATACCATTTCCTTGAGGGTGGCAATGCTAGTATTACTCAGAACAAACGTGAATTAATGTTTGTACAGATGCTTGAAGGTTTGCATGAAAGTGAAGCAGATGTTCTATGTGCAGCCAAAGACAAGGTACTACATCAGAAATATAAAGGTCTATCAGAACCAGTTGTGAAGGAAGCTTTTGGTTGGAATGATGAATATATGCAGATGGATGGCCCTGATCCCAGACAAGGCCGCTAAATTAATTTAATCTTTTTTTGAGTTTTGTTTAATATCAATGACTTACCATGTACGATTTCTATTGACAAATGTTATTCTATGTGTTACTATTAGTAATAATCAAGAGAGGGATTCTTCTCTTGGAAACGAAACAAAGAAAGAGATTATATTATGACTACTGAAATTAGAAAAACTTTTGAGACTGTTGAAGCTGGTATAGAAAATATGCTTGCTGCAGCAGTTGCTGACTATGTTGGTTGGGCAAATAAATTGGGTGGAAAATCTGAAATTCGCCTTAAAATGGATGAAGATTTCAAGAATAGTTTCACTGTTAAGAACGGTTCTAAGTACATTAAGATTTCTAATGAAAGCGGTGGCACTTGGGGTTTTGTTGTCAACACTGACAATGACAAAAAATTCAAAAAAGGTGACTTATTGAAAGCTGCTGGTTATAGTGCGCCTGCACGTAATGCTGCTCGTGGAAACGTCCTTGAGGGTGGTTTTGCCATCCAGTGGACTGGCCCTTTGTATTTGGTATAGGAGAATATTGATATGAGTGGAATGAAAGATTTGTCAATGGATTTAGAAGATATGGTTGTTTCTGCATTAGAGAATGATGCAAAAACAGTTGAAGATGTTATTTCTTATTGCAGAGCAGAATTTGTTTTTGTTGATGAAGAATATGTTTCTAAACTATATACTGAATTTTGTGGAGAATAATCAATGAAATGGAACTATGCAGCCGCTACTTGTGAAGAAGGTGTTGAGTTAGTTGAATCATTTTCAACTGGATATTATTCGGATAGCCCATATTTTTCAGCAAAAAGTCGTGAAGAACTTGTTGAATGGTTACGTCTTGCTGCTGATGATGTAGAAAAACATGAAGTTATTGAAAGTTAAAAAAATGAATATATTTAATAAAAAAATTGTTGAAGACATGGTTGGTGGATTTATCATATTCGGTATGGTTATTGCATCATTTATAATGTTCGTATGAATGAAAATTATAATAT